GCGACCACCGAGATCTACACTCTTTCCCTACACGACGCTCTTCCGATCTCGGATCCGTATCGTCGTCATCCTGTGGCAGAATAAGTTTTATATAACTTGACTTGATTCCATACACCTTTGTGTTATGTATAAATTTCCCTTGCGGGGTTCTCTTTAGATACCCCTTATCATTCCATTTCCTGCTGACAGCTGTATAGTCAAACCCTCCCTGGTCTAGATATTCCAGCAAAACATCCCGGTTGATAATCAGCAACTCTCCATCAATCTTCCCCCAGACCTCTCCCTTATTGGTTGAATCAGGCGCTTTTGGGTCCTCAAAACGAACTGGATTCTTTGCTGCCCAGTTTAGGACTGACTGATAGGCCCTCTCTGCCACATCGACCTCATATGCACTTTGCAGGTACTGTTTTACCTGCTCCACACGGAGCGCCTGTTCTTCTGTAAAGAACAGTTTCACGGCAATCTCATCCGCCAGCAGGATACATGCCATTGCCATTGCCTGTTTATCGGTTGTATCCAACCTGCACAGCTCGTCAAAGATTGCCCTGTAACGTTCTACAACCTTTTCTGTTTCCTGCTCCTGTAGGTACTCCACAAATTTCCTCCCCGCAAACCCATAGTTCTCCTGGACTACATTGCTGACATGATGCCCATCATCTACCAACGGCCCGTCTATTGCAATCTCAATTACTCGGTTTTTAGAGCCGCCACCGGAATTTGCCTTGGTTATCGGCTCTTCTCCAGTAAACAGGAAACTGTTCTTCCAGGTCCTGGTTTCCTCGACTCCGCCATAGGCCCGCGCCCGGCCCCGGTCCACCCCTTCAGTAATCTGATAAATCAATTGATCGAAGTTTCCCTGCCATTTGTCTTTAATGGTCTGAAGCTCATCCCCCGCGAATGGGATGCTGCACAAAAATGAAGCATTGCGCATAATGGCATTTTTTGTCATGTTCATGGTCTTGACCAGGCCGCCCATTTTGGGATTCCCCCAGATACTCATGGCCACCATCAGCGCTACCGTCTTACAGGTCCCGGTTGTCCCCCAGACATGAAGGACGAACGGCAAGATCTTAAGCGGCTCCAGGAGCACCGAAGCAAAGCTGGCCGCCATCATCATCCGAAGCGGTATATTCTGCCGCAGGCCGGCACACAAATCCTTCCATGCCTCAAAACTTCCTGCTTCCTTTACATTCCGGAAAATAACCTCATAGTCCATATCTCCTTCATATCGGATATCCTCGGCGTAGGGAGTGAATGAGTTTCCAACCCATCCCAGGCGGTTGATGGATTTCTTCGGGTTGAGGGTCAAAGGATTGAGCCCTACACACTCAGATATGTAGCGAACCATGTTCTTTGCATTGTCAGATGTTACTTCTATACCGAACTGGCTCAGGGTATCCACAATCTTATTGGCATTGGCGCACACGCTCCTGTCCACTGTGATAGTCTGCCACGTGGCGGACTTGAAGTAGGCCAGCGTAATGCGCTCCTGGGCAGTATCCACGTTTTTCAATATCTCCACCGGCAGGATCGGATGGCTGCAGGCAACGACCGGCATGGGCATTGCATTTTTATCATAATGGACGGCCCTGACTCCCAGGTCATTTGCAGTCCATTCACCGCAGACCAGTTCCAGTGGCTGGTCCGTAAACTTTGTCTTCTGCCCGGTCTGTTTCTGGCGCTGCGCATAATCTAGGACAAAGGATTTATAGACGTTATTAAATTCTGTCGCCCTTTTTAGTCTCCTGGCAGTATTCCGCAATGCCTCAATATACTGGGTCCGTTCTACATTGTCCTCAATCTCAAATATTTGATAGAATACTTCATCTGGAAACGGTTCCGTCGGGCTCAATTCTGACATGCCAGTCAGCAATTCGTCTTTCGACTTCTCCAATCTTTTTCACCGCCTTCTTGTCTGCAAATAGTTCTTCTGGACACTGCTCCAGACAATCAAGCAGATATTCCACGCGGGATAAACTTCCCAGTCCTTCCCAGAAATGCTCATTACGCTCACGGACTGCCATGCAAAGTAGCCCACGGTAAACTGTCAGGTACATCCTTGACCGCTTTATGAAAGCCGTCAGTTCCCGCCGCCTGCGCTGTATTTTCTCCGCCTCCCGCTTTTCCCGGTATGTCACTGGCACATTGATAGGGATATCAAAGGCCGCAGCCAGCTCCCTGGCGGCATCCGTGTTGCTGATTTCCCGGTACAACGCTGTAAACTTAATCTGGTCCCCGCCTGTCCCGCAGGTAAAACAATAAAATCCCTTCCCATCCGGATATATCCTAAGGCTGGGATCCGTATCATGGTGGAAGGGGCATAAACACAGCCCCTTCCGATTCACCTGAATACCGCAGTATTCCACTACCTGCCGCATTGAGACACCTTCCCTAACCTTCCGGAACAACTCCGGGTCGTAACTACATGAACGGTATCCCTTCATCTTCCACCCCATCCGGAATGTTCATGAAGCCATCCCCTGCTACACTGGCAGTGGCTGGGATGGGCTTCTGTACCGGTCTATCCGGAAGCATCTCATCCTCTGGAACTTCCGCCTCAGCGAGGCCTGCAACGCTGCGTATGCGGAACAGTTCCGTTACGATTGGGCGGTTCCCATTCTCTGCCTCATACTGCCGGCGCCGGAATACACCCCCGAACCGTTTTCCAATCAACGTCTTTTCATTATTCTCTTTATCCCATTGGAACGTGAAATTGTTTGTGCGTTCAATGGACGTGATGATTCCTTTGAACCAGGACAGGCCCTTCCCGTCCATGTTCTGCTTGAACACACCTTTCCACTTGGCGCTGGAAGGGTTCTGGATCTTCTCGGCGTCAAACAGTTTCTGGTAAAAATCCTTATGCTCACCTGTCAGGATATCAAACAGGATTACGAACTGCGCGTTCCCGTTCTTTGATTCCTGGACTACCACCTGCTTGATGATGCATTCATACTTCCCTTTTGGCAGCTGCTGTGATTCGCCAGTATAGGCAGCTGCCTCGTCATATCCTTGTGGTTTCTTAATCATTCAGCTTGTCCTCCTTTAAGTTCTTGGGATTCTGTATCCCGTAATACTCCCGGATTGTATCATCCACCAGGAGAAGGTCATTATCAATCTCAACACTTTCAAACATATCATCCGGCGCTTTGCTTACTGCCCCATCACGCGACTGTGTGATGAATATATAACGGTCACTTTTTACTGAGCGAAGAACTACCGTAAACAACCCTTCGAGACACACCTTTTCGTCTAGAAGTTTTCCAATTGTCTTGGGCTTGATGTCCCCATAATCATTGGTATCCTCATGCATGATGACATACACAATCCGGTCTTCCGGAACATCATCCTGAATGGTCTTAATCAGGCGATAAAAATCGTCCGCCAGCTGATTGTATAGCCCGAACACTGCGTTCCCTTTCCCTGTCGTGCTGTGCCCATCCATGAACTGTCCGGTAATGAGATATCCCGCATCATCAATCACGATGGATTTGGGCCAGTTCGAGCTCTTTAGACATTGCTTTATATAATCATATTTATCACTTACTGTACCGCCAATCTTTCCCTTGAATGGTAAAGGTTTATTAATCACCCGGATTAAGCCAAAATCCTTTCCCACACAATTCTTCATGCTTCGGGACTTTCCGCTACCGGATTTTCCCATAATCAATACCGGTATTGCCATTTCTTTTCCTCCTCTCTCTTACGCATAAGGAAGCTCCTCATCATCCAGGGATTCCTTTCCCGTCTCTCCACTATCTGTCCCTTCCTCATCTTCATTCGGGAGCCAGTCATTACGGAAGAAATCAAGCCCTGATAATGCTGGGAACAGTACGTCCCTGGCCCGTTCACCAGGTTCCACTGTCGTGACCCAATAAATAGTGGTATCATTCTTCCAGTACAGGGTACTTGGCAGATAGCTAGGCCTGCCCGGCATGGATTCAACAGTGCTGTCCAATTCCTTTGTGCTAATCACATCTGACACCTGCGACCTGGGTACAATCACATACTGTCCAGTACTATGTATTTGATATGTGTTGAATTCATGGGGCCATGATATATAGTTGATTGGAAGCCTTGCTGCGTAATCCCTGGCCGCCTTCCAGGCTTCATAGATATCCGGGTAATCCACGCATGTATCCTGCGCCACCTGTTTCTCCTGTATATAGTACCTGTAGCACTCTCCGGGTTCCGGAATATCCCCAATCAGTTCAGTAAGCGCCGCCTTGAACTTATTGGAAGCGTATTCCGTATCCGTGCTCAATCCCCACGTACTTCCATATACCAGATAGTTTCCCGCGATGTTTCCCACATAAAGCCCTGCACTCTTAAGCGCCGACTTCATCATCTTCTTTAGTTCCGCTGTCTTTAAAAACATCCTTCTTATCTCCTTTCATATTACGTTTCACGCTCTCGTCCATCCCGTTCCGTACCAGCGCCAATACCATGTCCATTTCTTCAAAAGACAGATGCCAGGCACCCGTAACCATAACCTTCACAATCCGGGCCGCCACATCCATCAGCACCTGCATCCGGAACGGAGTAATCTCTCCCCCAGCCATTACCTTATCCTCAGGCTCTCACCGCGCGGTTCCAGGTGGGCCCAGTCAACCTGCTTCTCTGCCAGCAGGCTACGAATGGCCTCGTTGTTCGGGACCGGGTCCTGTGGAATCAGGAAACGTCCTGGAATGTCCTCTATGGCCCCGTCTATGATTAATGGCTGCAGGCCGCCATTCTTCTGGATGTTGAAGCTGAACAGGGCTGTCTTGAATTTGGTTTTCCCTATTTCACGCATGTTGGCCTCCAGATTGTCCTTCAGCCATTTCTGACGGTCCTCCAGCCTCTTGCGCCGTGCATAAAGTCGTTCTTCCTCTTCTTTCAGTGCTCCAATATCAGCCTTCATTCCGGTAATGATTTTGGCGTAACCGTCTGCCTTCTCTTCAATTTCCCCCCACAGGCCTTCCATGGTATCTCGCAGCGTCTGCTCGTCCACCTCTGGGTCATAGGCCATATCCTGCAGAATCTGATACTGTTCTGTAAGTTTATATAATCCCATACTTGTAATCTCCTTTAAAATCCCTTATACTAAGGGTGTGATATGTTTTCAGTTGTCTTAATGCCGTTTGGTGCGCCAACACCTGCGGCATTTTTTCATTTCCACATCCATAGGCCTACCTCCCTTCACAGCCTCACGCCCATGGACTGCCCAGTCATTTCAGCGCGAATCCACATCTTGAGAATCTCAACCGCCTCACCGACCTTATCTGCTACTTCCCATCCAATCCATCGGCGGAGCCATTCGTCGTCCCCTGTCTGCAGCTGGTCCAGATACTCCTCATAATACTCGCGGTATGGGTCCAATTCCATCGCCGCGTAAACCTGCGCATCCTCCGCGTCCGTCTTACTCACGGACAGTCTCGCTGCCCTATCCGCGATTGCCTCCATCTGTACTTTTGTCATCTTCATATCCTCCCTTCACAACTTTACGCCCATGGCCAGCGCCATGACCACGATAGCTACCATCCACATCCCCAGCAGCCAGATGACCGTCGGCACAATCCACTTGGCTGCCATCATTAAGGGATGCTCGTCCTTTTCGTCATCGCATCTCAATTTCATACACTGCTCCTCTGTCGTATATTACACGGATTTTGTCACCATTGATGTCCGTCACTATGGCCTCATGTGCGTTGACTGTTTCCATGTGGCCATCCAGGCCCGGGTAAACCGCTTCCAGATACTGACGGATACGGTGCTCTGCAAATGTTTTAGCCCTCATTGGCTTGTCCCTCCTCTTAATGGCCTTCCAGCCAGCTGCTCTATCAACCAAATGTCATCCATCCGGAACCGTCCCGGATTGCATTTTCTGTTACGCAGGGTTGGCAGTGGAATTCCTATCTTTTTAGCCAATCCCTCATCGTTCAGATTGTTCCGCACCTTTGCCTCGTTGATTAGGATTTTCACCTCATCCCCCATTTGCTGGTAAGCACTCTTTTTCATCCCCTCTCACCTCCTTTTCCCAGTTGACATATTGTTTTACTCCCCTCCCTGTGATACAATTTCTTTATTATATACAAGGGAGAATCCTAATTTGAAAACCATATTTCCATTCAACATACCTGCTAAATATTATCCACTGTTGCTTTTAACAATCATTTACGTTGTTTCAATTGCAAGAGCCTTTTTGAAACTCAATGAGATAATTGGATGTCTAAAAACCTTAACTGCATATTTAAGTTCTGCATCCATCTCTAAAAGCCCTTATGATGCCGTAGGCTTCCATTTGGAAAAAAGAGGGCACTATGATTTATGTCTGAATGATGTTCTAGTTAAGTTTCCTGTAATAGAGAAATATTCTGGATACTACGCTGGCACTCTTGAATATGGCGCACCTGATATAACTAATTACCGAACAGCTGCAACGCTTTACAATGAACTTTCAATGAAGCGGAATTATATTTATCAGGACTTCAAATCTTCCTTTAATCCAATTCATGCGGTAAAAACACTTTTTACTATCCCTAGTTCATTAATTGAATGGATAGGTTTCAACCCTTCTGCTATAGTTTCCAGAGTCGTAAACATTATCGGTTGGATTGTCTCTTTTATCCTTGGGCTCTATTCAGAAGAAATAAAAGCCTTAATAACCGCTTTACTCCAAAACCTTACAAAGTGATAAATAAGTAAGCATGAATAGCAGAGCGGATTGATATTTTGAAAGAATCTCGCCATCAAAAGTAAAAATCTGCTTCATAATGATTAGACCGCCTAGTGTCAATAATAATGTGAGGCTATTTTTTCTCATCCTCTCTCACTCCTTTCATATCTGGCTAGTAGGCTTGTTCAACTCCTTCTCTCTAACTGATATCCAGTACATCTTCGCGGGGCAATTTGGGTTCGCCATCCGACAGATATACCTTTATTCCCATGTTCCATAGTTCCTGTATGGAAAATTCTTCCGGGCGTTTCTTCCGTTGCGAAAATGTCCACGGTGATACCCCGGCTTTCTGCGCCATTTCCTCATCACCCAACCCGTCCAATGTCTTGCGGCTGTTTATGCAGGCCATTATCCTTCGGCGTTTCATGGTAATCTCAAGAGGTCTTGTTTTCGGCATCGTCATCCTCCTCCTTCATAGTACTTTTCTTAGTGGCTTCATTATCTGAAAAATACTCTACAGGAACATCAAAATATTTTGCAAGAATTAGCAGTTTTTCAAACTTTGGTTTACTGCGTCCTGCTTTCCAATATGAAAAAATATTTTCTGCAATTCCTGTATCTTTAGACACTCGATAAGCCGTTTTCCCTGTTTTGGCCAACAAAGCTGAAAACTTCTCATACAACACCCATCACCTCCTAACGCACAAAATTCTTATTGCAAATACTTCACATATGTGATATACTTCAATTACCAGTCAAAGTATCACACTTTTAACGCATCACAATTTGGTTTTATTTTTGTTTTTTTTACTACCATTTAGTGAAGCATGGTTATACTATACCACCATGCTGTGTAGTAGTCAACTCCTTTTGCTACCATTTTGTGAAATATTCATTTTTTTGTTAAAGGAGCATAAAAAATGTACGAAATTTTTGAGTATTTATTACAAATGCATGGGGTTACCACCTATCAGGTATCAAAAGCAACCGGAATAAGCCAATCTACTTTCAGCAATTGGAAGAGCAGAAGAAACTTATTGAGCCCTGATAAAGCAAGGCTGATAGCTGATTATTTTGGTGTGACATTAGACTACCTAATGACCGGGAAAAAAGAAATAAGTGGTGAAGATGTTATTTTGTCCCCCAAAGATGAAAGAGATATCACAAATGACTTACGAAAAATGATGGCAAATATCCGAAATGCCAAAGATGGACCTCTATATAGATCGGAAGAGCACACGTCTGAACTCCAGT